ATTAAGGAGTGCCTTAGGGCACTTCTTTCTAAGTGTATAAATAAATATATTTAGAAAGAAGTGTAAAGGATTATTTAAATGGCAGACAATAACAGCAGATCACTATTTGGTTGGCAAATACAAAGAAAGCAACCAGAAAATATCAAACCAGTATCGTTTACCCCAGATAACGAGGATGGTGCGTTTGAAATTTCCCCTACAGGTGGATACTTTGGTCAATATATGGACCTACAGGGTGATAAGTTTCAAAACGATAAAGAACTAATAATGAAATATCGCACGATAGCCCAATATCCTGAGGTTGATTTGGCTGTTGAAGATATATGTAATGAAGCTATTACAGTTGAGTCAGGTAAAATTCTTAAATTAGACCTTGATAAACTAGAACAATCAAATAAAGTTAAAGACTTAATTCATATGGAATTTGAAAAAATTCTTGCCTTAGTTAACTTCCGTAATAACGCATATGATATATTTAAGCGTTGGTATGTTGATGGTAGGTTATTCTTTCATGTTATTGTTGACCCTAAAAACCCTGGTGACGGTATAAAAGAATTAAGACCAATTGACCCAACTAAGATTCGTAAGATTAAAGAGACTGAAAAGGTTAAAGACCCTAAGACTGGTGCTGAACTCATTAAAGATGGTGCAGAATATTACTTATATCAAGATGAGAATATGTATCAAAGCAGTGAAGGATTAAAAATTAATACAGATGCTATTATTCAAGTTAACTCTGGTTTATTAAACGAAACAAGAGATAAAGTAATAGGTTATTTAAATAAAGCGCTTAAGCCATTAAACCAATTAAGTATGATGGAAGACTCCCTTGTTATCTATCGTATATCAAGAGCACCAGAGAGACGTATATTTTATATTGATGTAGGTAATCTCCCTAAAGGTAAAGCTGAGGAATACCTTAACAATACAATGAATAGGTATCGTAATAAGATTGTATATGACCCTACAACTGGAGCTATTAGAGATGAAAAGATTCATCGTAATGTTATGGAAGACTTTTGGTTACCTCGTAGAGAAGGTGGTCGTGGAACTGAAATTGATACTCTACCAGGTGGTGCAAATCTTGGAGAGATTGAAGATATACAGTATTTCCAACAGAAGTTATATAAGGCTTTAAACATACCAATGTCAAGATTAACAGAAGCAGATGCGTTCTCAATAGGCCGTTCATCTGAAATTACTCGTGACGAACTTAAATTCCAAAAATTTATAAACAGAATTCGTGTTAAATTCTCCAATATGTTTTATGAAGCATTGAAGAGACAACTTGTTCTTAAAAACGTTATTAAAGTTGATGAATGGGCTGGCATGAAAGATGGTATAACCATCGCATACAGTAGAGATAATTATTATGCTGAACTTAAGGATAGTGAAATCCTTAGAGAACGTATAGAAATGGTACAGATGATGGACGAATATATTGGATTATTCTGGTCTAAAGAATGGATACGCCGTAATATTCTGAAATTAAATGATGATGATATCAAACAAATCGCTAAGGATAATGAAAAAGATCCATTAGATTCAGATGATATTAATCCTGATTTGAGTAATTCAGCTATATAAACTAATTGTATACGAGGTGTATACATAAAGTTTACTGGAAATAAACAATTTTATAAATAAGATAAAGAGAGACTATGAGTACAAGAGATTTAATTGATAATATTAAAAAGGGTGACGCAATGAAGAGTAATAATACTTTTAATAGTATTATGCATGATAAACTCATTGATGCGTTAGATACACATAAACAAGAAGTTGCTTCTAAATTGTATGGAGCGACAAACGATGCTCCAGTTGCAGAAGAACCTGCGGTGGAGACACCAGAAGGAGAAGAAGCAACCGATGTTGAAGTTTAAAGAATCATTCAGTGAAGTAATCGAAGCTAAATTAAAGCTCCCTAAAGGTGAAAAGGTAGCCAAGGAATTAACCAAACTTGGAAGAAAGAAGAAGACATCAGCAGTCATTACAAATAAATTTAATTTGTATATTAATGATGTAAGAGTTGATGGGTATTCTTCGATGAAGAAGGCTGAGAATGCCTTAAAAGATTTCTTAAATTTAATGGGAGCTTAAATGAAACTAATTGCGGAATATACTAATACCCAGCTTGGATATTCAATCCAAGAAGGAAAAAATGGAAAGAAGAATACATTTTTAGAAGGTGTATTCATGCAAGCTGAGAATAAGAATAAAAATGGTAGAATTTATACCAGAGAAGTTCTTACTTCTGCAGTTGATAAGTTCGTAAACGAACAAATAATTACGGGCCGAGCGGTGGGAGAATTGAATCACCCCGAGGGTCCATCCATTAATTTGGATAAAGTTTCGCACAGAATTACCGAACTCAAGTGGGACGGTAACAATGTGATGGGAAAAGCACTTATATTGGATACGCCAATGGGTAAGATCGTAAAGGGTCTTGTCGAAGGTGGTGTTCAACTTGGAGTGTCTAGTCGTGGTATGGGAAGTTTGGAAATGAAAGATGGTGCCAATTATGTTAGGGATGACTTCATGCTTAACACTATTGATATCGTTCAGGACCCTTCAGCACCTAATGCATTTGTTAATGGCATTATGGAAGGTGTTAGTTGGGAAGCGGACGGGCATGGTCATTTCACCCAAACAATTGAAGAAGGTGAGACAGAAGTGAAAGAGTCTAAAGAGTGTTTCTCGGAAGAGCAACAATCAGCAGGCTTCGAGCATTTCCTCTCTAAACTATAATCTCTAAAGGAGAAAACAATGTCTGAAATTATTAAAGACGAAGTTGTTGAGGAAACTGTAGACGAGGTTATTGTTGAGGATACGCAAGTAGAAGCTGAGGAATTAGATATTCCAGAGGCACCTCTAACAGCAGCTCGTACAGTATCAGCAATTAAGGCTTCTCTGACAGAAATGTCAAAAGAAGACCTTGACGGAATCTTTGAAGCAGCGGAGAAAGCTAAAGCTAAGGCTAAGGCAGAAGACCATGATGAAGAAGATGAAGATGAAGATGAAGACGAAGTTGATGAAACAGTAGATGACGCTGGTGATACCGCAAAAGGTAAAACTGCGCAGTCAGATAACAAAGCCGACAAACTTAATACTAAGAAAAAGAAAAAAGGTGATGACGGTAATGAAGTCGAAGGTATTCCTGAAAAGAAAGGTAAATTCAAGGAAGACGTTGAAGCTTTGGTTAAAGACGAAGACACATTGTCTGAAGGCTTTAAAGAAAAAGCAGCTACTATTTTTGAAGCAGCACTTACATCTAAAGTTAACGCTGAGACAGCAAAATTAGAAGAGCAATATTCATCTGATTTAGCTGGTGAAGTTGAAGCTATTAAAGAAGATTTGGTTGACAAAGTTGACGGTTACTTAACATATGTAGTCGAAAACTGGATGAAAGATAACGAGGTTGCAATTGAGCATTCTCTTAAATCTGAAATCACTGAATCATTCATTAGTTCACTAGGTACACTATTTAAAGAGCATCACATCAATGTTCCTGACGATGCGGGAGATATTTTAGATTCCCTATCTGAAGAAGCTAAAGATGCTAAAGCTCAATTAAATGATGCTACTGAAAAGGCTATGGAATTATCTGAGAAAGTTAAAGATTTCGAAAGAAAAGACATAATCCGTGAAGCATGTGAAGGTTTAACTGCAACTGAAGCAGCAAAGGTAACTGAATTAGCAGAGGCTATTGAAGCTGATGATAATGAAGCTTTTGCAACTAAAGTAGCTACAATTAAGGAATCTTACCTTAATAAAGATGCCGCGGTAGAGACATCAGAAGTTGATGCCATTACTGAGGATACACCCGAACCCCAAGAAGTAACTGCTCAAATGCAAGCCTACTTGGACGCGATGTCGCGAACTTAATTAACCCATTTATAGGAGAATATAAAAATGGAAATTAATCAAACACAATTACAGGAAAAATGGGCACCTGTACTTGATTCACAAGATGCTAGCAAAATTACTGATTCACACAGACGTAATGTAACTGCAGTAGTTCTTGAGAATATGGAAAAACAACAAATCCAAGAAAGAGCTCAAATGAACGAAGTCGCGGCTAATAAGACTGGCGGTGGAGTTGATAATTGGGACCCTGTCCTAATTAGCTTGGTAAGACGTGCAACACCTGCGCTTCTAGCATTCGATTTAGTTGGCGTTCAGCCAATGACTGGTCCTACTGGTCTAATCTTTGCTATGAAGAGCCGTTACACAACACAAGGCGGTACTGAAGCATTACATGACGAAGCTAACACAGAATTTTCTGGTGGTGGCTCAGGTTCAGTAGGCAAAAGTGACGATCCATTTGCTGGAGACTCTGGCGGTGGCGAATCAGATACTGTTGATGACTATACTCCAGGTGAGGGTCTATCTACGGGTGCTGCTGAAGCGTTAGGTAACACTGGTAATGCATTTGCCGAAATGGCTTTCTCAATTGATAAGACTTCCGTGACTGCAAAGTCTCGTGCTCTTAAAGCTCAATACACAATTGAATTAGCTCAAGACCTTAAAGCGGTACATGGTTTATCTGCGGAAACTGAACTTGCGAATATCCTTTCAACTGAAATTCTAGCTGAAATGAATCGTGAAATCATCCGTAACATTAACCTTAAGTCTGTAACATCTACACTTGCTTCTGGTGAGTTCGATGCTACTGATGCTGCTGATACAGGTGGTGCAAGATGGTTAGTTGAAAGAATCAAAGGTATGGTATTTGCTATGGAAAAAGAAGCAAACACTATTGCTACTTCAACTCGTCGTGGTAAAGGTAACTGGGCGCTTGTTTCACATGGCGTTGCAGCTGCATTAAATGCTGCTGGTATGATGGACACAACTTTGGGTCTATCTGGTCCTAGCAACTTTGATTCAGATGCTACTGGTTCATTAATGGCTGGTACTATGACTGGCGGTATGAAAGTTTATATCGATCCATATGCAGCAGTAGATTATTACACTATCGGTTATAAGGGTTCTAATCCTTATGATGCTGGTATGTTCTATTGCCCATACGTTCCATTAAGCATGATGAAGACTATTGGCGAAAATGACTTCCAACCAAAAATTGGATTCAAAACTCGTTACGGTCTTGCTGACAATCCATTTGTCACAGCTGGTGCTGGAGCAAACGTATACTACAGAAAACGTAAGGTCGTTAACCTATAATTTTCTAAATATACATCTAAACGGGGCGAAAGCCCCGTTTTTTTTCGTATAAATAAATACATGCCAAACTTTTTAAATCCATCATCGTTCGTTTTAACATTAGATACCCAAGCGTATTCTGGTGCAGAGTGGACTATTCAAACAATGATGCTTCCAGATGTATCTGTTGATGGTGCACCATTAACTTATAAAGATATTGATGTAAGTAGAGCTGGAGATAAAATGAAATTTGGTACATTTGAAATATCATATCTTATTGATGAAGACCTATTAAATTATAAAGAAATTTTTGATTGGTTAAAATCACTTGTAGAAACAAAACATGTAACGACAACAACTTCAGACCATTATAGAGATATGACACTTACTGTCATGAACTCAGCTAATAACGTCACAAAACAAATCAAATTTGTAGATGCTCACCCAATAAGTCTTTCATCTCTTCCATTTGATATCACAACAACCGATGTAGAGTATCTTACTGCAATTGCATCATTCCAATATTCTTACTATAAATTCCTCTAAGCTGTTTACATTCCCCTTAAACTATGATATAATATCAGTATATGATTATAAAAAATAAGTGGCGTGG